GAAGGCTTCAGAGAACCTTAGTTGCCATTGCTGGAGTATGGGCTGCTAGAGAAGTCATAAGGGGCTTTGAGGGGCTTGCGAAGTCAGGCATCGAGTTTAATAAGACGATGGAGCAGGCCAGGATAGGCATTGGCGCCGTCCTTGCAGCCCAAACTAAGATGAAGGATGCTCTTGGGCACGAGTTAAAAGGAAGAGAAAAAATTGCAGCTGCCCAAGCTATCGCAGCGCAGGTTTCGAGAGACCTCTTTGAAGCAAACAAACGCACGGCGGCTACATACCAAGAATTGCTGACGATGTTTCAGCAAGCCCTTCCTCACGCTCTTGCTGAAGGATTCAAGATCGAGCAGATAGAAGAATTTACTGTTGCAATGAGTCAAGCAGCAACTGCAATGGGGATTCCGCTGAACATGATGGCTGAGGAAATGCGGGCCATGCTTAAGGGGACGATTACAGCGAAGAACACGCTTATTGCGACTGCGTTGGGTATGGACAAAACAGTCATCAAATCATTGCAAGGTCACAGCGAAGAACTATACAACTATATAATGAAGTACCTCAAAGCATTTCAGTTGTCAGCTGTAGACATCCAAAGATCATGGTCAGGACTGTTGTCTAATGTCAAGGATATTTTCTCGTCAACTATGGGAGTTGCCTTCAAAGACTTCTTCGAAAACACGAAACATCTCTTCAGTGGTCTGATCCAAGCCATTGGCACCCCTGAGTTTAAGGCGTTTATGACAGCCATTGCTGACGCTATGATGTGGTTTGAGAACGTAGCGCTAGATGCAGCAGAGGCGATAACAAAAGGATTTGGAAGAGTTTACGACATGCTGTACGCTGTTTGGAAGCTTCTGGAGAAAGCCGGCAACTTGTCTGTGTCTGGCGTCGATAAGATATATAACTGGATTTATGAGCACTTTCCGCAATACAAGCCTTTTGAAACTTCTTCAGGAAAAGGCGGAGGTTTGACGAAACCAAGTGGAGGACCTAAGAGAGACATAACAGCTGCAAGCGATGCCGTAGATGCGTTCTTTGCCAAGTTGAGAGGAGGAATAAGAAACTCCAAACAGCACGGAGAAGAGCTGAATAAGGTTCTTGATAGACTCAAAGGGCTTGTCATTGAGTCAACAGCGAAGTTGGGAGACAGTGCAGAGAAGCAAAAAGAACTTGAGAAAGCTGCAAAAGAAACTGAGAGAGCCTGGGCAAAGAATAGAGATTATATCATCCAGGTTGCAAGAGAGATGTACAGTCAAAGAGAAACAACTCTCAAACTGCGACTTGAGATTGCCAAACTAACAAAGGACAAGGAGGCTCAACTTGAGATCGAGAAGCAATTGCTTGAGTCCCAGCTCACAGCAAAGGTTGCCCTCGGAGAATACACTGAAGAACAAGCAAAGCTCGCAGAGCAGTTGAACAAGCTCAAGTTGAACAAACTCGCTGAGGAGCTCGACAAAACGGGGAAGATGATGGAGGAGATGGCGAAAGACATTGCACAGAATATGGAAAGAGCTTTCGAGGACTTCTTCTTTGATGCAATGAACCTGAAGTTCGGGGATATGGTCGATAACTTCACGGACGCCATCCAAAGAATGTTCGCTCGCCTCCTTGCAAGTGGGTTGATGAAAGTGATTGCTGGGGAAAGTTGGGAAGAAGGGGTTTTCGGAGGCATCTTTGGCAGGATTTTCTCTGGAGGCAGTAGAGGTGGAGGGGAGAGCTTCACCCCAACAGCAGGCACAGGGGAGTGGACTTATCACTTCGCCTCAGGAGGAGTCATCAATGAACCAGTCGTTGGAGTTGGCCAAAGGAGCGGCAGAGGCTACATCATGGGAGAGGCCGGACCAGAGGCAGTTGTTCCGCTTGGAGGTACTGCGGAACCAGGGAATGTAATCGTTAACATTGAAAACAAGGGCACAGAGAAAAATGCTGAGGCCCAGGTTCGCCTAGACGTCAGAGGCATGGTCATAGACATCATGATGGAAGACCTTATCTCGCACGGGCCCTACAGCCAGGCGTTGAAAGGCGGAGGAGTGTAATGGCAGACTTTCCTACATTGTCGAGTGGAGTCCTTGCGTACCCGTTCAAGGAAGAGGGACTGGGGGTTGCAGACCTGCGGACGCCTACAGATGCTGGGTACGTTATCACCAGGAGGAGGTTTACGAAAGACCCGAAGAAGTGGGGTGTCGTCTACAAAGGGTTGACAGATGCTGATTTTACAACGATGTCATCCTTCATAAGCACGCAGGGGACAACGGGGAAGTTTAACTGGGAACATCCCGTCAGTGGAGACACAAAGGTAGTGAGGTTCTCGAAAAGGCCAGCCTTAGTCAAGAGAAACAGGTATTGGGAAATGACTTGTGAACTGGAGGAAGTGTAGATGCTGACGTTGTCTAGTGCAGCCATACTTGAGAAAAACAAGCTGGACAGCACCGGGGCCTTCCTCGTGCTGCTGGAGATCAATTTTGAGGGAGTCGATCCCATCAGGCTGGTAAGGAATACGGAGGACATTGAGTGGAACGGAGAGACGTGGTATGCGTTCCCCTTTGACATAGATGATGTCCAAGAGGATGCAAAGGGACAGCTTCCGAATGTTACGATAAGAGTTGGAAATGTGACGAGGGTTTTGCAGCAGTACCTTGATGATTCGCAGGGCGGGCTTGGAGCTACAGTCACCATCAGAGTAGTCCATAGCGACCACCTCGACCTGAGCGATCCAGAGTTTGAGGAAACATTCGAGGTCATAGGCTGCTCGGTTGACCAGATGTGGGTGAGGTTTACGCTTGGGGCGGAGAATCCGTTGTTGACCCGTTGCCCACGTCAAAGATTTCTCAAAGACCATTGCAGATACAAAGAGTTTAAGGGAACACTTTGTGGGTACGAAGGAGATGAGACGGAGTGCGACCGGACTTTCGAGAGGTGTATGGAGCTGGGGAATGAGCATCGGTTTGGCGGGTTCCCTGGCATCCCCACGGGAGGTGTCTATGCAAAGACTCCATGACCTCATCGGAGCTAAGTTCGTAGATGGTGGACGAGGGCCCGAAGAGTATGATTGTTGGGGGCTTACAAGGGAGGTTTTCCGAAGGTTCGGGGTTGAGCTGCCTGACTACAACATCAGTGCGTTTGAGTGTGCTAGGGTCGCAGGGGAGATAGAAAAGCATGTTGCAGCAGCTCGTAATGGCGGGGACAGGGAGTGGGTAGAGTTGAAAGAGCCAGAGGCTCCGTGCCTTGTGGTTATTCGTAACCATCCGAGGTTCGTGAACCACTGTGGAGTTTATGTAGGTGAAGGGAAGTTCATCCACACATTAGAGAAAACAAACGCAATTATAAGTGAGATCAATTGTCCGTTGTGGCGAAGGAAGATAGTAGGTTTTTTCAAGTATGAACGATCTGGTTCCGATAGATAAGCTCAAGGCCACGGCTGAGCCTGTAACAGTCGTTACCATCCTGAACCCGTTTAGGCCTTATGACAGGACTATCCTGAGAAAGGACTGGCAGCCAGGGAAAGGGATAGACTACTACACTGGGTATCTGCCGGTTTTAGCTGATGTAGAGCTCGTAGCATCAGTGAACGGTAGGGTGGTGAGGGATTGGAGCCAAGTAGATGTCAACCCTGGAGATTTCATTGCTGTTTGTCCGCTTGTTGCAGGCGGTGGAGGCGGGAAGAAGATTCTTCGCTTAGTGGGGATGCTTGCAGTCGCCCTCGTGGCTCACTGGGCAGCAGCCACCTACGCAGGTGCTCTCCATACAGCATTAGGTGTAGGGCTTGATACTGCCAAATGGATCATCGGCGGAGTCGTTGGAATGGCTGGAGCCATGATAATCAACGCCATAACGCCTGCACCAAAACCAGACCTCCCTCGCATTGGTCAAGACAGTTGGAACGAGTCCCCCACGTACTCGTGGGATGTGCTTCGCAACCTCAGCACCCAAGGCAACCCCATCCCCATCCTATACGGCACAATGCGAGTTGCAGGGCAGATCATCTCCAAGGTCGTAGATGTAGACGGAGACAAGCAGTACCTCAATGTGCTTGTGGCTGTGGCTGGGCATGAAGTCGACTCGCTGACTGACATTGAGATAAATGGGCAGCCAGAAAGCTACTACCACGGGATCACTACCTACACCAGGTTAGGCACCAACAGTGACAGCGTCATCCCTGGCTTCGACGAAGTAGCCACACAGCAAACGTTCGGCACGAAGCTGAACTATGGTTCTCCCGTCACATACGAGACAGATGGAAATGCAGTTGAAAAAATCAAGCTGCACATAACGGCGCCTTACGGGTGCTATTATGCAAATGACCAAGGAGGGTTGGACAGTCGCTCAGCTTCGTTCCAAGTGCAGTACCGAGTCAAAGGTACGTCGTCTTGGACCACTCAAGGTAGTTACACAATCAGTGGAGCTACCACTAAAAGGCTGTCCAGAACTGTGGAATTTGATACTCCATCTGCTGATCAATATGAAGTCAAAATAGAGCGAACTAATAGCGAGTCAAGTTCAGCGAGGGAGAGGACAGCCATTTACTGGACAGCGATGACGGAGATCATTAAGCGTTCCCTCATCTATCCTGGAATTGCGAAGTATGCAGTGCGAGCCCTTGCTACGGATCAGCTAAGTGGAGCGGAACCAACGTTCACGGTCAAAGCAACCAGGTCAACGGTCCAAGTCTACAACCCCTCCACGTCCTCGTGGGAGAGCAGAAGTGCAACGAATCCAGCTTGGGCAGCCTATGACCTCCTCGTCAACGAGACTTATGGGGGAGGGATAGACCACACTCGGATAGACTATGATGCGTTTGAAGCGTGGGCGTCTTATTGCGACGAAACTGTCCAAGGGGAGACTCGCTTCGAGCTTAACATTTACATTGACTCCCAGATGACGCTTTGGGAAGCGTTGCTTACGATATGCAAAGCAGGGAGGGCAGTTCCTGTCCGCAAAGGTACCCAGTACAGCGTCATCGTAGACAAGCCTTCCACCCCGGTGCAGATGTTCACAATGGCAGACATTAAAGCAGGGACTTTCAAGGAGACTTTCCTGCAGAAGAAAGACCGGGCCAACGCCATTGAGGTCACCTACATTGACGAAGACAGAGGCTACACGAGGCAAACGGTAGCCGTCTATACGGATGACTACAACGATGCTGATGAGCCTGACAACAAGCAGAGCATGAGGCTAATTGGCTGCACAAGGAGAACCCAGGCGATAAGGGAGGCAGCCTTCCACCTCAACAGCACTAAGTGGCTTGTGCGCACCTGCGAGTTTGAGGTAGACATTCAGGCGCTCGCCTGTCAAGTTGGAGATAGGATTTACATCCAGCATGACGTCCCCAAGTATGGGCATGGTGGAAGGGTAGTGGAAGCAACATCTACCACAGTTACAGTCGACCATGATGTGGTGCCTGTGCTTGGTGCTACCAACGTCATAGCTGTTCTCCATAATGACGACTCCATCGAGGAGAAGACGGTTACGCAGCTGGATTACAAGGATAACCTTGTCGTCAACGGGAACTTTGAGCGTGACAGCGTAGGCTCAACAGCGCCTGATGGGTGGACAGTCACTACTGTGGGCTCTCCGACAACTACAGAGGTCTACGCCACTAGCCAGGATGAGAGTGGAGGTGATAGTCCGTGGTGGAGAGAAGATGCCCACACATATAAGTTCAGTGGAACGAACTCAGACTATGTAACGCTCACCACGGCAGGCTATGCTGCTGTTTCTCCATCTACAACTCACAACCTCAACTGCTGGTTGAAGAAAATAGACGGAGACGATGGAGTTGCTGGTTTTACGGTGCGGTTCTATGATGACAGCGAAGTGGAGGTGGGCAGCTTCTCTGAGGACTTCACTGTTGGCTCAGCAGATTGGGACCACGTGAGCACTAGGTTCGTGACCCCTTCAGACGCAGCTCAGATGAAGGTCGAGGTGGCATTGAAGAGTTCTACGTCTTCGCTTTCCACCTTCCTCATCACTAGGATTCAGCTTGTTGAAGGAGAAGAGCCTGTAGACTGGCTCTCGGTGTTGACAGTCTCCTCCTCATGGACAACCACACCAGAGCAGTATGAGAGATATGCTTTTGGGGAGCAGGACAGCTACAGGAAGCCGTACACAGTCGTTAACATTTCGAGAGGAGCAGACCTAGATAAGAAGATAACCTGCGTCGAGTACATTGAGGACATCTACACGGATACAGGCTATGTCTTTGAGGCGCCTACTTGGGACGTTGACTATCAAGAGGCCACGAAAGTCTACCTGCACGAGTTCCTCAGCTTCAGCCCTGATGGCACTTATGCGAGTAACCTGGCCGTTACCTGGCACCCGTCAATCTCGATTGAGCATTACAGCTGGCACATCTGGCTTGAGGACTTGACCAGCGGAGACGATCCAGTGTTTGTGGGCCAGGCTGACACAATGCACTTTGTTATCGGGCCTCAGTATCTCACACTCAACCACCAGTACAAGGTTTACGTGGTGCAGCTAGGCCAGGGGCCCAAAGAACTCAGCGGAAACACAGCCACCATCACAATCCAAGGCGAGTATGCACCACCGTCAGATGTAACTTCGTTCAGTGGAGTCTTTGACTCAGTAACTCGCAATGTCAAGTTCACGTGGACGGCCATAGATGACATAGACTTGGATCATTATGAGATAAGGCAGGGTGGGACTGACTGGGACAGCGCCACCGTCATCATCGAGCACGCCACAGGCACTACGGCAAGCTGGTATGTTGAGGACACGACAAATGACACGATAAGATTCTGGATAAAAGCCGTCGACAAAGCTGGAGTCTATAGCGAAAACGCAGCCTACGACGACGTAGACATAGACACGT